GATGTCATGACTGGCTGCTGTTGCGGTTGCAACTGCAGACTGAACCATTTCAGTGGTTTCATCCTTTTGAGCATCAGCGCCAGCAGGTGATTCAGTTTCTTGATGAGGGGCCTGATGAGGCGCTTGGGGATTTGCATCCTCAGGAGTCACGACGGTGGAAGTGACGGGAACAGCTTCTGTCGAAGCGGTAGATGCAGGCGGCGATGTTTGCGACATCAATTTCTCCTTGGAAAGAACTGGATCGGGAAGTGAGACTTCCATCTCGCGCCCCGATCCAAACGATCGCGCGATGGCAGATTTGCGTTGTTGAACTTCTATAGCTAGCGCGCGCAAGGCGTCGTCTGCCGTGCCAATGGCATCAGCAAACCCAGCCTCAATGGCGTCACCCGCGTAGAAGAGTCCCGCTTGCGTGTCTCGCACGGCTTGCGCATCCAAACCTCGGTTGGTTGCGACCGTCGAGACAAACATTTCGTAAAGCCGATCGACTTCCGTTTGCAGCGCCGTGGACGCTTCGTTGGAGAGCGGCAAGTGCGGCGATAGGTCGTTTTTGCGGTCCCCTGCGTAGATGGCCGTGTATCGGTAGCCATCAAGCGCATCGCGCTGCGTTTGATCCACGTGCAAGGCAATCACGCCAATGGAGCCCACCCCACCTGTGCGCGTCAGATAGATGCGCTCAGCACTACAAGCAATCGCGTACGCGGCAGAGAACGCATCGTCATTGGCCAACGCCCAGATGGGCTTGGTGCTTCGCGCGCTCACGATTTCGTCGGCCAGATCGAACGCCCCACCTGCCTCACCACCAGGCGAGTCAATATCAAGCAGCACAGCATCCACATTGGGGTCGTTGATAGCCGCATTGATTTGTGCGCTGATGGATGCATAACTGGTCAGGCCAGAAGCGGCATCCATGGCACCCGTGCGTCGCACCAGCGTTCCTAGGATGCTGATGACTGCGATGTTGGGCACTTGAAGGTCTGAGCGCATCACACGCTCAGGCGGAGAGATTTGCGCTAGCTGCGCTGAGGTTTCTGGAACGACCATGCCCATTCGTGCCCCCACCACCGAGAGGATGACCTCAAGCTTGCGGGGATGAATAAGCAAAGGCGTGCCAAAAACCCGCGAAGCCAGATACGGCATCGTCGGAAGATTTGTCATAGGACCTCTGAGTTAAGAGATGAAAAAAACCGTGTCTAGGTTTCTTGGTCCACCAGCGGCGCATCAGGCACATCTGGTGGGTGGGTGGGTGCCACTTGGTTGGTAGCTCCGTTGCGCGCGACCAAGCGAGGGTCGGTGTCGAGCACCAAGCCCAGCGAGTCGGCGCGTGCGTTGTCTGCGGCAATCTCCCGGTCGATGGATTCCGCGTCGTATCCGTAGGACGAAATAGCTTCTGAGCGGCTCATCAACCCTGAGCGGATGGCCAACTGCATGGCCTTGAACTCTTTCTCGGGATCCACCCATTGCCAGCCCTGTGGGATCCACTTGGCCGCTTGGTACTCGCGCGCTTTGGTTCGGTAGTTGGGCAAATCGAGCTTTCCTTCGAGCACGGCTTGCTGCATCCATGCGCGCCAGATCGGGCGACACAACTGATGCACGATCACGCCGTGCTGCAAGGTCTCACAGCGACGCCTAAACTCCAACAAACCTGCACGGATGGATGAGTAGTTCACTTGGGTCAAGTCACCCGTGAGCATCTCAAACGTTATGCCCATGGCTGCGGCCACCGCTCTGAACTGCTGACGCATGAACTCGGCATAGCTCGAACCCACATCCGCCGGTGCAGAAAACTTGATGTCCTCACCAGGCTCCAAGATCTGCAATGTTCCGGGCTCCATGCCTGCCAAGGCCACACCGCTCTCATCGGCATCACCCTCGCCCATGAGGTTGTCCTCAGGGGCCATGCGGGTGATGAAACCCGCAAACATGGCAGCCGTCTTCTTGCGCACCAGCTCAGCGTCGTCGTACTGGTCCAGCTCATTGAGCTTGACCAATGCTCTAGCAAGCCAAGGCTCACCCCGAATCTGCCCCGGTCGAAGTGGTCGGTACAGATGCACGATTTCTGTCGCGTCCACACGGACCAAATCAAGACTTCCGGCACCAGATGCACCTGACATAGGCGCCAGCATCCCGTCGTTGGGATGCGCGCGGTACAGGTGATACGCCACCCGTCGACCCAAGAGGTCAAACTCAATGCCCGCTCGAATCACATTGCCGTTGGGCAAGTCTTGATTCAGGCTGATGGGCAAATGCTCTGCTTCGAGCACTTGGAGCTGAAACGCCACAGACAGGTTGTCTTCCGCTCTTCGGTAGCGCATGCGCACAAACGCCTCACCACCTTCGAGCATGGCGCGTGTGGCCAAACCTTGAAGGCCGTAGAAGTCGGTGAGCCCCGCCGCATCGGCATCCTCACACCAACTCCACCACAGGGCATGCACTGCCTCGCGCTGGGGTTGGTCTTGAATCATGCTTTGCGGCTTGATGCCCGTACCAATTGCGTTGGCGACAAAGGCATCTATGCCTGCAGCGGCCCAAGCGTTGCGACGCACAAGATCACGACTCTTGGTGCGCAGCTGGTCTTGGGTGAGCGCCAGCGCTGAAACAGCACCCGGATTGCCCGGATTCCATTTCAGCGCGCGCCGCCCCATCCCTGTTCCGTCATAAACGGGCGTGTTGCCAAACATCCGGCGTTTGATGGTGTTGATCCAGCCCATCACAACCCCTTAGACGTTGTGATGCAAATCTGGCGGGACTTGCGCTTACCTGCTGCACGTGCAATCTGTGACTCCACTTCGGCAATGGCAGCCTTGAGGTCAGTCACGCTTCGGTACTCGACACTCTTGCCGTCGTACGTCACGCGATGCTCGCCGCTGGCCAAGGCCTCTCGCAAAGCCTGAAGGTGTTGTTCGGTATAGCTCGTCATCACTTCATCCAGTTACTGCGAATGACCCTCCTGCCGCGCTGGGGGACTTTGTTCATAAAAAAACCACCGACAGGGGTGGCTGGGAGAGTTGTAGGACTTGAGGCACTGGGCAATGGCGACGGGTTTCGCCATGGCACATCCTCCACAGGCTCGTCCACCTCTTCATCCTGATCGGCATGGACCTCGACCTTGGGCTCTGCTTCCGCAAAGTCCACGTCATCGTTGGGTGGCCGTACACCCTGAATCCCTTGCAAGAACTCAGGCGTCTCAAAACCTGGGCGCACGGGGAACAGCCCATCCATGCGCAACTCCGGTGGCTCAGCACTCAGGGGAATGCCCAGTTGGCGCTCAAGCTCCAACCAGTGGCGTTCCTCAAAACGGTCTAAGCCCGCCAGACTGGCAGCGGCACGCGCGTACACGTAACAGTCCAAGGCTTCGTTGCGCTCGCGCACTTTTTGCCACTCGCGAAACGAGAAGCCATTGCGGTCACGCCGCGTGACCAGTTGTTCTGAACACAGCTGCTGGACGTACTCGGCATCGACTTGCGGCAAATGGACGTACCCGTTGGGGAACACAATTTCGCCGTCTTCGGTGACCTCAATCGTTTTGCGCAGGTTGTTGAAGAATTCCAACTTGGCAATGCCACCCACCACCGCGTAGACGCGCAGGCCTCGACGCAGGCGTTTGCCGTGGGTAGTCATGTCCACAGCAGTGGGCAAGCCGACCAATGCAGCACCGCGTGCGACGCCTTTCATAGGCAACAAGCGTGGGTCGTGCTGGCGACGCACAAAGGCATAAGCCTCTTGGGTTGCATAGCCGGTATCAAGTCCCATGCGCACAAGTCGCATAGGCACACCACTGATGTGCGTCCAGCTCTCTTGGAGCATGAGCCCCAAACGCAGCCAGACATCATCTCGGGCGGTATCGCCATCGAGCACCCGGTGCTCGATGAGCCAAGAGCGCTTCTCCCGACCAAAGCCCCAGATGGAGACTTCGATACGGTCTTTTTGAATGTCGATGCCACCTGCAAGCAACAGCGCACCATAGGGAACCGTGCCCATGCGGTACGACTCACGTCGCTCAAGTAAGCGTTCCCACTCAGGCGTCTCGCCTTGTTCGACCCAAGTCTCACCCAGCTCGGTGTTCTTGAAAGCCTTCAGCGCCGTAGCCGAGCCTTGCGCCAGCTCCCACGCCTGTGCAATCTCTACCCAACTGCGCCAGCCCACCGGGCTGTACAGACTAGATAAATGAAAACCAGCAGTTCGGCCATTGGCGGGAATGGTTGCCACCCAGCGCCCCTGCTCGAGCATTTGGGTCTTGGCGTGTTCGTAGATGGGCTCCTCGCATCCTGTGCAGAGGTAACGCACCGAGTCAGCTTGCCCCTTCTCCCAAATCAAACGCTCAAACTGCAAGCGTTGCTCATGTCCACAGTGAGGGCAAGGCACCATGAAGTGGCGCTGATCTGATTGCTCAAACTCCCGCTCGATGCGCGAAGCACCAGAGATGGTCGGGGTCGACACAATCAAAATCTTGCGACGGGCAAATGTACGGGTACGAGCTTCGGCCAGCGAGATGGCGTCACCCTCACCTTCTACGTCACCGGGGTACCCGTCTACCTCATCCAAGAAGAGGTAGCGCACAGGCATGGAGCGCAGGCCTACCGCACTGTTCGCCCCTGTGAGGACCAACACCCCGCCTCGGAACTCCTTGGCAAGGATGGTGTTGCCTGAGTCACGTGCTCGCGCAGGTGCGATGAGGGCCGAGAGTGTTTCGCTCTCTTCAATCAGCGGATCAATCCGCTGCTTGGAGTTTCGTTTGGCCATCTCCACCGTGGGGGCCACGGCCATCATGGGACCTGGTGCCATGTGAATCACATAGCCAATCCAGTTGTTACCGCACTCGGTACCGCCCACTTGAGCGCCCTTCATGAACACCACGCGCTCCACGGGTGAGGTGGGCGAGAGGCAATCCATGATTTCTTTGAGATAAGGCGTGCGGCTCGTGCGCCAGCGGCCAGGCTCAGAGGCTGACTTACCCGACAAGAAGCGGTACTGGTCAGCCCATTCAGAAACGCTTAGTAATGGGTCGGGGGTGAGTCCCTCGCGCCACGCCTCAGCGATGGCATCAATTCCGTCGTAGTGTTCAAACACATTGGTGTTCCTCAATCGATTCGCACCGCCATGTCACCTAAGTCGAGCAAATGCTCACGCACCGCCTTCTCTAAGACCTGGTGCATTTGGTGAGCATCTACGTTCAAGTCAGACGCTAGCTGTGCAGAGACACGAGCGGGCCAGTTCAGCCACGCATCGCGCTGTGTGCGCGCTAATTTGTAGACATGGGCCACCGCTTGGGATCGGTCCACTAAGTCGCCCTTGAGGCGCGCTAAGCGCACCTTGTTGGTTTGCGCTTTGAGCACCTCATTGGCCGTTCGGGCTTGCAGCAAGGTGGTGCCGCTCAAAGAAGGGGCTTGAGTACCCATCGTGTCGCCGAGCGTTTCTCGAACACTGGCAATCGCTTCGTTGGGTACAGGGCGTTGTTCGCCGCGCTGTTGAGAAGCATCGGTGTTGCGCCGCCACTCATCGTTAGCCCGGTCCACATCAATGGAGCCATCGGCATTTGCCGTGATGCGCCCTGAGTTGATGGCTTTGCGCACAGCGCCTTCGGAAATTCCACGGTAGCGGGCATAAGCGCGCATGGACATGTTTTGGCTCATGAATGAGGTCCTGTGAGTGCGTGCGCGCGAATAAGCGTACTAAAGCGCACTCATGTCCAAGTGATTCAGTCTGACTCAAAGAAGAACTTGATCTTGTTCACGAATGAAGCGTTCATACGTACATGCGCTAACGCATTTGATTAATTTTTTTGGAGCGATTGATGAACCACCACACCACAGCCAACGCGATCACCGCGCCCTCTTCGCTTTTGGAGCAGATCGCTTTGAAGCACTTTTTTGTTGAGACCCTGCAGACACAGAACCGCGACTCTTTGGACTTCCACGACGTTTCGGTTTGGGCGATTGAGTCGGCTCTGAAGGCTGCGTTTGAGGCAGGGGTTCAGACTGGACAACAGGCAGCTTTGAAGGAGAAAACAAAGAAGGCTTAAAGAGAGCAACGAGTTCAAGCAAGAGATTCACAACTCGCTTGACTCGATCAGAAATAGAAGCGTTCATCACGCACCTCACAAACAAATGATTTGAAAAAAGCAATGCAAGACATGAACATCCCCAAGGAGATTGAAACGATGACTTACACAACAAACGGCCTCACCCTCGATGAGGTGGGCTTTATCCAGATCGCTGGCATCAAAGCCTTATCGGCGGCGGCCAAGGGAGAGCTGGACTTGAACCGCTTAGCTCGGGAAGAGCTGGCCTCACGCGGTTTGGACAAAGAAGGCCACTGGGTCGGTTTTGAGCGAGCCAACCAAATTCACAACGTCAAGAAATAAACCTCAACACATCAACCGGAGATTCACATGAGCACACAACTCACAGCCACCCAACAAACCATCCTTGCCCACGCCCACCAACACACGGCTGGCAAGATTGAATGGTTCCCCGAAAACATCAAAGGCGGTGCGCGTCAAAAAGTCCTCGATGGCTTGTTCAACCGAGCCCTCATCACCAAGAGCGCCAGCGACTGGTTCATTGCAGCCGAGGGCTACGACGCACTCGGTGTGCCACGCAAGGGGGCAACCAGCGCGCCAGTGACAGAGGCCACCGCTGCGCCAGCCAATCCCAAAACACCTCGCACACGAGAAAACAGCAAGCAAGCCCAAATGATTGAGTTGCTCAAGCGCCCCGATGGAGCCACCTTGAATCAACTGGTCGAAGCCACTGGCTGGCAAGCACACACGGTGCGCGGCGCGATGGCCGGGGCTTTGAAAAAGAAACTGAGCTTGAACATCGTGTCAGAGAAGAACGATGGTCATGAACGTAAGTACCGCATCACCACCACAACCGTTTGAGGACCTCATGAAACCCATCAATATCACGATTGAATCCAAGCCCACAACCATCAACTTCGATGGCCATGAATTGCAGGTTCAAAAGCTCAGCATCCCGCTGCCCTTTGGCCGCAAGCCTACAGACATCTCCGACATTGCCGCTTGCGGCGTCGAGGCGGTCTACGTGACCGAAATCCGGGAGATGGACCCCGAGGAATTT